TAAAAAAGGTACATATTTAGTAGGTTGTGAAATACCTATTGTAATAGCACCAAATAAAATGTTAAATAATGTGTTATACATGGGGTATCTTGATGTTGTAACATATCACGAAGCAACAGAGACATTTAAAATAATTGACATAAAAACCAGTACTAGTGGTTGGAATGACTACGCTAAAAAAGATGAAAATAAACAATTCCAACTATTATTATATAAACAATACTTCTCAGAACAGTATGGAATACCTTTAGATAAAATTGAAATTGAATTTTTTATTCTTAAAAGGAAGGTATTAGATGCTGATGATGAAAAGCTTATGTCACCCTATCAAGCTTATAGGGTACAGCAATTTACACCGCCTAGTGGTAAAATTAAATTGGGTAGAGCAAAAACTGCTATTAATGACTTTATTAGTGAATGTTTTAACTCTAGTGGGAAAATAAAAGAAAAAGATTACCCAAAACAAGCTTCAAAATGGAATTGTAATTTCTGTCCTTATAAAGAGGATAAAGAACATTGTGGTGAAGGTATTATATACTAAAATAATTATATACGTATACCTATAAATAAACGTTATTAAAAATAAAAATTATGGCAGATGCTAAAAAAATGACACTAACTAGTGTTAAAGTAAAGAGTGAATTATTTGAAAATTTTAAAGTTGAATGTGTAAGAAGAAAATTCTCATTCCAAAAACTTGCAGACCGTGCTTTGTTTTTGTATCTTACAGATGAAGATTTTAGAAAACAAATCTCAAACCAAACAAATATTGAACTATAAATTTTAAGTAAATGAATAAAAGTTTTAAACATATTCCTAAAGAACAAAGGAAAAAAATAGTATTAGTTTGTGATGATATTAGGGTGCATTCTGGTGTAGCAACAGTTGCAAAGGAAATAGTAGTACACACCTCTCATCACTTTAATTGGGTAAATGTAGCAGGGGCAATAAACCACCCAGAAAAGGGAAAATCATTAGATATATCATCTTCTGTTAATAAAGAGGCAAATATAGAGGATGCTGATGTAAAATTATATTGTGTTGATGGATATGCTAAATCTCTTGAATTACAACAGATTTTAGCTTTTGAAAAACCTGATGCAGTAATGTTAATTACAGATCCTAGATACTTTAAACATATTTTTAATATGGAGGATACTATTAGAAAACAATGTCCTTTAGTATATTTAAATATTTGGGATGATTACCCTGCACCAATGTATAATAAACCTTTTTATGAAGCTTGTGATTTACTAATGGGTATCTCAAAACAAACAGTTAACATTAATAAACTAGTTTTAGAGGGTGTTGATAATAGTAAAAGAGTATTTAAATATGTCCCTCATGGTTTAAATCATGAACATTTTTACCCAATAGATAAAGATCATAAAGAATTTGATGAATTTCAAACATTTAGGAATAATATTGTAGGAGAAGATACAGAATATGTAATGTTTTTTAATTCAAGAAATATCCGTAGAAAACAGATACCAGATTCAATGATGGCTTTTAGATCGTTTTTAGATTCTTTACCAAAAGAAAAGGCAGATAAATGTAAATTTGTTTTACATACTGATTTATCTACAGATCATGGTACAGATTTAGGGGCAGTAGCTGAATATTTGTTTGGTGAAAAGTATGAGGAAAATATTGTTTTTTCACATGCAAAATTATCGAGAACACAATTAAATTGGTTATATAATATAGCAGATGTTCAAATCTTAATTACTTCAAATGAAGGATGGGGATTAACTTTTACAGAAGCAATGTTAACAGGTACTCCTATAATTTCTAATGTAACAGGAGGTATGCAAGACCAAATGAGATTTGTAGATGAAAATGGTAAATGGTTTACACCAAGTGCTGATGTTCCCTCTAATCACAGAGGTACTTATAAAGAACATGGTGAATGGGTATTTCCAGTTTATCCAACATCAAGATCAATTCAAGGTTCACCTCAAACCCCTTATATTTTTGATGATAGATGTGCTTGGGAAGATGTTTGTGATAGAATAAAAGAAATATATGAGTTAACAAACGAAGAGCGTAAAGCTAAAGGGTTAAAAGGTAGAGAATGGGCTTTAAGTGATGAAGCAGGATTTACAGCAGAACATCAAGCCCAAAGAGTAATGGAATCCTTTGATGAATTATTTTCAGTTTGGGAACCTAGGGAAGATTATGAGATAGTAAACGCAACAGAATATAAAGGAAGATTTTTAAACCACAAAATTACATATTAATGAGTAAACCAGTTTTTATAATTAGTGCCCCAGTAGATACATATAGTGGTTATGGCGCAAGATCAAGAGATATAGTTAAATCTATAATAGAATTAGATAAATACGACGTTAAAATTTTACCACAAAGGTGGGGAGATACTCCAACAGGTTTTATGGATGACCATAGTAATTGGAGTTTTTTAAAACCCTTATGTATCCCTAACCTAACAGCAAAACCCGATATTTGGATGCAAATTACAATCCCAAGTGAATTTCAACCTGTAGGTAACTACAATATTGGTTGTACAGCTGGGATTGAAAGTACAGGTTGTGCCTCATCTTGGATTGATGGGTTAAATAAAATGGACCTTAACTTAGTATCATCAGAACATAGTAAGAAAGTATTTACAGACATTAGATTTGAACAAAAGGATAGACAAACAAATCAAGTGGTAAATATAATTAAATTAGAAAAACCAATCGAAGTAATATTTGAAGGGGTTGATTTAGATACTTATTTTTATAAAAAACCACAAGATGTAACTTTAGATTTAAAGGAAATAGAAGAATCATTTTGTTATCTATTTGTAGGACATTGGATGAATGGTCAATTTGGTCATGATAGAAAAAATGTTGGGTTAATGGTTAGAAATTTCTTTGAAGCATTTAAAAATAAAAAATCACAACCGGCTTTAATTTTAAAAGCATGTACTGGAAGAAATAGTTATATAAGTAGAGAAGAATTACTACAAAGAATTAAAGTCATAAAGACCCAATATCCTAAAGGTACTAAATTACCTAATGTTTATATCTTTAATGGTAATTTATCTGATACTCAAATGAATGATTTATACAACCATCCAAAAGTAAAATCTATGGTTAGTTTTACTAAAGGTGAAGGTTATGGTAGACCACTAGCGGAATTTGGATTAAGTAAAAAACCTATTATAGCATCAGCTTGGTCAGGTCATGTTGATTTTTTAACTCAAGGTAATTGTATTTTAGTTCCTGGTGATTTAGAACCGGTACATGCAAGTGCTGCTAATCAATGGTTATTAAAAGAAACACAATGGTTTAAAATTAATGATCATGAATCTATTAAAGCCTTCAAAGATGTTTATGAAAATTATAAAAAATATATAGTAGGAGGTAAAAAACATGGTCACCATATTAAAACTAATTTTTCATTTGGTGCTATGAAAGAATTATTAGGAAAGGTATTAAAAGAAAATATACCTTTTATTCCAAAACAAGTAGAATTATCTTTACCTCAATTAATAACACCAAAATTATAAAATATGGCACAACACGATGAAATAATACAATGTCCTAAATCCGGCGGCGATTTATGTTATAAGATTGAAGTAAGCAAGGATATAACGCAGTATATGAGTTTATCATGTGGTTTTATTACAAATACTTTAATGAAAGTTGGGACTGATTTCTATAATGAACAAATGGTTTTACTTCCTGAACTTTATAAGGATTTAGCTTGGTTAGACAAAGATACTGAGTTAATATGGTTACCTAATAATATAAATGTTCCTGAACTAGGAATGGTTTATGCTTCAGGTGCTAGTATTGAAG